TATCAGGATCAAATATGCGTGATAAGTTCTTCCAAAGATTATCTTTCACAGCTGCACTGATGTAAATATCCTCGGGCCCATAAGTTCTGTACCAAGAGAAGTTGCTAATTGGTTGTCCTATTCGCTTGCCAACCGGAATCTCGGACCTGAATGCTTCCGGTAACATCTCCCACAACTTCTGAACCAAGGGCTTCTCTTTCTGGTAATTTCTTCCGACCCATCCAAGATTTCCACCGGCAAGAGTCTCCCCTCCCTTTCCTACATAATCTTGTTGATGCTCAAGCATTGAATCACGAATATCTTCCGCGCCCCTTACACTTTGTGTGAGTAAAGCCGGAAGCTCTTTCGATGTAATACGATTAACTGCATCAACATCATGGCTATTGATTGCCGTATCCAAATCACGGAAAGCTTGCTCAATTGGCAATTTGAGCTCTCTTAATGCCTTTCGATTCTTTCTCTTTGCCCACCAATCCTTGATCTTTTGCGTAATACCAGCAACACGAACCAGATCTCCGCCATTCGCCTGAAGCTCCAACGCTGCATATCTTAATAGTTGAAGATCCTCATGTTCCATTACTTCTCCAATGGCCAATTAGAATCATCATCGAAGAAGATGCAATCCTTAGTTAGACCACGAATCTTATCTTTTGACCCTGCTGCTTTTGGAGTTCCAGTTAATACGGCCGCTGGAGTACTGGCGGGAGCTAGCGTTTCTGCTGGCTTCTGCCCTTGTTGTGTTTGGGCTTCTGGCTGCTGAGGTTGTTCTGGTTGTTGGACTGGCTGCGCCGCCTCTGGTGGGAAGTACAGAAAGTACATTCTCTTCATGCGCTCCTTCTCAACACCAATCCTTCTTTGGTAATCTTTGGCCAATCGCACATACTCGGCGATATTTCTTCGATTGGCATCCAAAGTATCAAAAATCTGATCAACAGATTCGTAAGCTCTTTCCGCAATCGCAAGGGCCTGGCGTGCAGATTCAACTTGCTTTCCCTGCATATTGCGGAAAATTGTATCAAACAAAGTACCTTCGATTTCCTTTCTGGTCGGAATCTTTTCCTGAATCCATTGAGTAATGCCAGCCTCGATTACCAATTCTGGATTTGCAGCAGCAGTCCTTGGAGTTCTGTAAATACCAAGCTGCTGTTCGAGTTGCTGCCTATCATGTTCGTCCATTGTATCTTGCGAGAATTCCGCCAAAATCTCACGGCTAACGGCATCCAATTCATCAATTTGATCTATGAACACACCATTGATTGTATCCAAAATTTCACTGGTATACTGGAACACCCTTCTCAGATCCCTGTTCTTGAAAGCCATACGAGCTTGATGCAGACGTTCACGAAGGTCCGGCTTCAATCGAATGATATTATCGCGCATGATCTTATCGACAGAATCAACTGCCGTAATCATTCGGCGATACTTGCTGGAGGACATCTGCCTAACCCATTCCATTGGGTTTATGGCTCTTCCAAGCATCCTTGTGACAGATCTTTTCTGAGCTTCTTTTTCAAAGTTATTCATTTCTGCTCCAACTATAAGAAGCCAAAATATGCGCTGTCATTACGCTGGAGGAGCTGGAGGTCTTGGTGCTCCACCGCCTCCACCGATTGGAGCTGGTGGAGGTGCGCCTGGCATTGGTCCTGGTCCTGGAGGAGCCCCCAAACCACCCAATCCAGGTGGTGCGCCTGGAAGACCACCAGCGCCTGGTGCGCCACCTTGTGGTGCGACATACGGACTCTCTCCTGGCACTGGCTCGTCTGTAGCCTCTTCGATCTCATCACCTGGACCAAGAGCCTTCAATTCATGCAGATCATATCGAGCCAACGCTTGTAATTCGCGAGTGCGAATTGCATCTTGAATATCTTCGTAACGAATCTTGCGTTGTTCTTCTTCGTATTCCAAACCAAGGCTTCGGTATAGTGTTTGCAATGATGCGCGCTTAGCAACGCCCTCACCTTGAGTGAGACCAACCATTTGATTGATGTAGCTGTCCATGTCGAACAGAGACATATGATTCCAATCAATTTCTGGAACGATCAGCGTCTTCTCTCCGCCTTCGTACTCATAGAAGTCATTGATTTGAGCAATTGGTGCAAAAATCTTGCGCTTCAACCATCCAGTCATCATTTGACGGAATTGCATGTATCTCTGTCGCAAAACATCCAAAGCTACAGAGCCGGTTGCATAAGTTGTGTCGCTTCCATCCATAATAACAGAAGGAACCATCAAACCTATGTAAATCTCTTTGATAAGCTGAGTGACATCGGCAGATGTATCATAGATGCCTTGACCATAACCAACACGCTCAACATTTACCGCGTCATGCGTGAAGATCTTGAAGTCTCTGTCGTATTGAGCTTGCTCGAACACATGTCGCCAATTCTCAAGATCTACTGGGCTTGGGCGGAATTCTTGATTTCCAATCTTGACCAAAGTCAATGGGTTGACCATGTTATCAGCCTGGAAATATTTCGATTCACGAAGCTTGTCCCACAACATTAGAGCGCGGAAACATGAAACAATCAATCCGGTTCCACGAATTTCATAAGGAGAAATTCGACGGGCCATGTGATGAACATAGAAGTTATTTAGTGGAATGTGTTCGTTTCTACGAACATGTTCAATGATCTCTGGTGCCAATTGCTTGCGTTGCTGCAGGTCAGATGGTTGGTTACCAAATACTACTCTTCGTAGATTTTCATCTGGTCGTAGACTAATTATTGGCTCGGCCGCGATTACGCTACGCTGAACATTGACATAGTCAGGGTTCAGAATCATCAAGCGGCTCCAGCTTCCTTTACTCTCATCGAGTTCGCCATAAATGAAAGCCTCACCGAGAATCCAATATTCCTGAGCCGCAAGAACGGCTATATTCATCAGGTCAATTTCTTCTACCATTTGGGAAAAGAACTTCTCTACCCGCGCATTCTTTGACTTGATATTGAGTTTTGAAATTGGATAAGTAGAATGTAATGTGATGGCGTTATGAACGATAGGGTTCAGCGCAAAGAAGCTGCGACACCAAGCATTGATCGTTGGACGATCTCTTGGCAAGTTCAAGTTGGAATTCAGCCACAATGGAGAATAAACTTCTGGAATTTGCCTTACAGAATCGTTAGAACCACGCCAACCGCCACCAGCACCGGAAGATATTACACTGCCAACTCCGCTGGCTGTTTTGTACATTGCCTTGCCATTGTGAAGCACAAGACCCAATGTAGTTTCGCGATGTGAAATCTCTCCATGATTTCTGCGAGCAGAAAATCCAGAAGAGCCCTGTTCTCTGAATTCTCCGGCCTCTAACTGCATCTCCATAATTTCTCGGCGCTCGTCACTTACACTGCGCGCCATACGATTCGAAATTTCTGGAACACTGGACAAGGCCATATTTTTGGCCATTAATGATTCGGAGCGAGAGGCTATTTTTTGATTTCTTTCTAGTAGCTCCTCTGCTTTCGTTCTGTTGTTATTAAGGTAAACCATCCTTTCCCTCTATATCACTTATCCACGGCCACCAAACATTCTAGGAATATACCCAACAACCGCCTGAACCGGGTTGGGTTGAGTGGCCATCTCATATTTCATGTGCTGAGGATCTTTGATCGTGAAACCCTGAGTAACATCGAACTTCCAAGCCAAATAGGCATTCAACAACGCCATTAGACCGTCGTTTGCCCCAGAGCCTTTCACATATTTCTTCAAAGGCTCGCCGGATTTGTCCCTGGTGACCTTGATATCCATGCTTGAGCAATGATCAATCATCCATTCAATTCTGTCGTAGCTGCCACCTGGGAACTTAATGCGGCCTTCTTTCAGCAAACCAAGAAGCTCCGAAATGTAGTAATCTTTCTCGAATACAATAGTTTTCGGCCATTCGTCATTCGAATATTTGATGTGGTTCATCACTTTATGGGAAGACCGCGAAGCCAAGAACTTCTCATCATAAGTTCTTTGTAACTTGTGTGTTAGGTCGTATGCGTCACCAATATCTCCAACTGCCAAGGCCATGCTATAACGGCGGAACATTTCTTCTACTGTCCCCATCTTGGTTTCTGGATCTGGATGAAGCAATCTTGTAGCAAATTCAATGTTGAACACATTACCAGAGACAGTTAAAATAACTGCGCAGCTGTAAGATCCCTTACGGCCTCGTCCAGCAATCTGTTCTAGCGCTCCTCTTTGGCCCCAGTCAAAACCAGCGTAAACTCTTCGATGCTGATCGGAGAAAATGTACTTGACCATTTTACGGCCCTTATCAATACACTTATCACGAATTTCCTGAGCTGTTATGGTGCCACCTTCGCCATCATAGAATTCTCCAAGAACTTCGTTCATGTAAACGCGTTCAGTATTAATTGGGCTACGCTCAGGCTTGGCCTTATCGATTGTCTCTTTGGTAAAGTGAGGAATGTACAATTGGTTGATGTGATAGCCAATGAAGTCGCACTTATCAGGATTATTGATCGGTATCCACTTTCCGCGTTCTTGTGCTTCTAGTTTATCCTGTTCGTGATGGCATTCTGTACAACGAACAACCAATCCATACAACCACACCTCTTCCCAATTTACACTAGGATGATAGAGCGGGAAAAACTTTCCGCATCGCTCACAGCGCAAATGAAAATAGTTCTGTGATGAACTTTGCCACATGTTCCAATAGGAACCGCCTTTGGTTTTGGGCGTTCCATAATAAACCTGCATTCCTTCGCCCGGCATTCCGTATCTTGATTGAGCAAGAATTTTTGTAGCTGCACCAATAGCAATATCAGGCATGTCTTGCACTTCATCAAAGAAGTTTGCATCACATGTACGACCACGAATTCTGTCACCGTCCATACCGGTTGATTCAATCCAGACCTGATTACCGAACATGAACTTCTTGAAGTGCATATTGTTGTTTGTCGGACTTGATAGATCCAATCTGGCTTCCATGTAGGACTTGAGAATGCCATTGCTCTTCATCAGTCCAGGAACTGGAAGGGCATGACCGATCATTGGATCGAGTTTGTCTTTGGTATACGCAGCGGCCAAAGACAGCGTTGGGAACAAATGCATCATCCTCATTGGCGGGCGTTCGGCCGTACCAAACAAACCACAAGCGCTGAAATAACACTCAAGCGCAGCGGCCATCGTTGTCGCTCCAACCTGTCGTCCCTTTACGAGAACTATCGGTTTGGCATTTGGCTCAATTGCCTTGAGCGCTATGTATCGATAGATATCAGCA